CCCTTTGCAAAAAGGTTATTCGAGCTATCGACAACACCCTGGAGGGTACTGAGTTTGGACTCATCGTAGAAATGAAGGATCTGCCCAGGCGAGACAGAATGTCCCGCGTAGGCATTCGTACCACAGGATTCCCGGAAGTTTCCCTCCGTGAATGTTTTGGCCCGATTCACCTTCAAAAACAGCCTTTTCAAGAGCTGTTCTACGAACGGCATCCAAGATACGGGGACGATTAAATCGTCACCGTATACTCGGACCTGCCTACCGAGCCGCTTCCAATCTCCAACGTCTGCATTCTCAGCAAGAACACCTGCTGCGACGCATATGATGTAGAAGGAAATGGACTGGATAGGGAAGGTAAGTGCCGAACCCATAGACGCAAACTTCCTCAGCTTGTGAAGCTTTGGAGATTTCTTGTCTATTGTGTTGATAATATAGCGTGTCCGGCAGGCAATCATGGACGAAAGTAAAGAGCTATTCGCTCTGAACAGTCTTTCCACGAGCCAGCAGGACAATCTATCTGACGCTGCCGAGAGATCGACAGTAGCCAGAGACTTATCAGCACTTGCAGCGAGAGCCAATTCACCAGAGAGGTCTTGTCGACTGAAGTCGATAGAATCTCCCAGTGCATTGGATCTGATGACATCAGTGAGCCAATGGCGCACTGACTGTTGGGCCCATTGATTACAGGTAGGTTCGGCGGCGATAAGCCGAGGAGCCTTCTGTGTCTTGGGTACAGCATAGAGCATGCTAGCGCCTTCCCGCAAGGGAAGACCGGCAGCTTCGTAGTCATCAGTAGCCCCTGCTACTCTGAGATTTGCAAAAGCAAACTCGGCGGCAGGGAATACCCACTGGAGTCTCGGACCCCATTCGAGAAAGTGATACTTGTATCGCTTTCCCTTTGTGGAGTCAGATACGGCACCAGGTCCATGTCTGAACCTAGACTGAGAGGGGTAGAATACCCCAAACAGGCTAGAGACTCGGTCTGCCACATGTTGGCAGACTGAGAGCATACGAGCTTCATCTCTAGGGAGAGATCCCACGGAGAATAAATCCTCATTAGGGTGTAGAAGGTCAAGAAGAGACCGACTATGGCCCAAAGGAAGATCTGACCCGTCACCGTCCCAGGATTGAGACGGTGCCGGAAGTTGCTCGTCGACATCATAGTACTCCTTCACAGTTGACAT